CACGGTGGATCTGGTGCTCGGGACGGCCGGAACCGACATCATCGCCAAGCTGGAGGAGATCCGCACCTCGGTCCTGAAGGGCGTCCAGGGCGACACGGTCAGCCGGGTCGAGGTGATTATGGGCTCGACCCTGATCAACCGCCTGATCCAGCATGCCAAGTTCGAGAAGTACTGGCTCAACACCCCGATGGCGCAGGAGATCATCCGCCTCGACCGCCACCGCCTCGGCCAGGATTTCGGGCGTGTCATCGACACCGGCACGCTGCTGATCCGCGAATCGGTCGGCGAGCTGCCGATCAAGGGCGGCAACGAGGCGCTGATGTCGCCGACGCTCGGCATCGCCTACCCGGCGGGCACCACCGAGATGTTCACCTGTTACGACGCGCCGCCGCACCACATCGACATGGTCAACCAGCCCGGCCAGGAGATCTTCATCTCGGAGAAGATCCTGGACCACGGCATGGGCGTCGAGATGAAGTCGCAGTCCAACGCCCTGCCCATCGTCAAGCGCCCCGAAGCGCTGGTCGAGATCACCTCGTCCAACTGACGCCAGGCCGATGACCGTCCTGACCGACGCGATCGCGCGTTCGCGCGCGGCCGCGGAGCGTATCACCGCCGAGCCCTGGCGCATCCTGCCGCGCGTCAGGCGCGGCGAGGAGCGCCCGGTCCCGGACGCGTCGCGTCAGGACTTCATCGTCCAGGCGCATCTCTTCGCCCCCGACAAGGCCGACGGGCGCGTCGCCGAAGTGAATGCGTTCGAGACGGGGCGCGCTCCCGGCATTCTCGGCGACGATCTGGCCCTCGTGGTCTGGTCGGCTCCCGCCGGTTCCAGGATCGCGCAGCACGATATTGCCGAGGAAGTCGTCGAGGCCCCCGCAGTCGGCCGGCGTTATCGCATCGCCAAGCCGCCCGGCGGCGACGCGACCGGGCATGTCAGGCTCGATCTGACGGCGCTTTCGCCCTCGGCCGGCGCGCCATGAAGGTGCTCGCATGAGCCTCGCCGTGATGGCGGTGCGCCTGGCGATCAAGGCGGCGCTTGCGCCCTATGTCGCGCCCGGTTTCGAGCCGGCCTGGCCCACGCTGGTCGCCGACCGCGTCTTCGATTCGCGCTTCGATCTTCTCGACGGTCGCGGCGGCGAGCGCACCCCTTTGATTGTCTTTGCGGTCGAGGCGATCGAAGGCCAGGCCTTCTCGGCCCAGAACGGCGCGCGCGGCGACGAGCGCGGCTTCGACCTTTCGACCCGGATGGTGATCTCCGCCCAGGTCACCTCGCGCCAGCGCTTTCGTGACGAGGACGGGACGGAGTTCGACGCCGAGGCGGCCGATCTGCTGGACCAGGAGCTCGGCGACATGCTGGCGGTGATCCAGGATCAGGTCTGGGCCACGCTCGATCGCGACCCGATCTTTCGCAAGGTGACGCTCAGGGTCACCAAGCTCGACGCCGAGCCCTATCCCTCGTCGGAAAGCGGCGAGAAGCTCGCGGTGTTGGCGAACTCTTTCTACATCGAGCCGCTCGGCGACGGCGAAAAGGCGCTCGGCATTGTCCGCGACGGCCTCCCCGCCGGCTCGACCGTGCGGGCCCGGGCCGAGCTGGCGCTGTCGCGCATGCAGGCCACGCGCGCCGTGCTGGCGGCGGCCGTGCTCGCCCGCTCCGGCATCGCGGCGACCGCATCCTTCTCGGCCACGGGCACGACGCAAGGCCAGCCCGCGCTGCCGCCGGCGCCGCCCGGGCCGCCGCCGACGTCAAACGTCACCACCATCCTCGATCCGCAGGAGCCGATCCTATGACCGAATCTGCCGTTTCACCCACCCCGCCAGCCCTGGTCGATGTCGCGGCGGCGCCCGGCTGCCGGGTCCGCGACCAGCAGGGCGCGCTGCTGCCGGAGGGACACATCCTGCGCGGCGTGCCGCGTTCGGCGTTCTGGCTCCGGCTGGAGCGCGACGGAGACGTGGCGCTGACCGCGCACCAGCCTGACGCCGTCGCCGCTCCCGTCGCGGACGGCCAGCCTCCGGCCGATCTGCCGGCGCTGCAGCTCGCATCGGGCGAGCGCGGCCGCAAGTCCTGACCGTCAAGTCCTGACCATCCCGTCGCGCCGCCCGGCCTGAACCGCAAAGGCATCGATCATGACCATTTCCTTCGACCAGACGGCCGGCAACCTGCGCCTGCCCGGCTATCGCAACGAGTTCGCACTCGGCAATCCGCCCTTCTCCCGCAGCATGCAGGTGCTGATCGTCGGCCCGGTCGCGACCGGCGCGACTGTGACGACCGGCGTCTCGCAGCGCCCGCGCGATGATATCGAGACCGCCTATGGCGCGGGCTCGCTGCTGGGCACGATGCTCAACTACGCGAAGCTGACTCGGCCGTTCCTCGACTATCGCGTGCTGCCGCTGGCCGAGACCGGGACGCCCGCCAGCGACGCCCTGACCGTCAACACGGTGCCGCCGGTAGGCACCTGGCCGTTCTGGGTGCTGGGCAACGCCCGCCGGCGTCAGATCACCGTCGTCGCCGGCGACACCGTCACCACGGTCGCTGCCAAGATCGCCGCCGCCATCAATACCCGCGTCACGCTGGCCGGCGACGGCAAGGCGCTGGTCGACATGGTCTCGGCGACCTCGGCGCTCGGCGTGGTCACCGTCACCGCCCGCAATGGCGGCACGATGCTGAACGCCACGAAATGGGTCTCCTTCGAGAGCCGCGGCGAGGTCTCGCCTCTGGCCGCCCATATCACCAACGTCTTCACCGCCGGCTCCGGCGCGCCCGATATCGCCGCCGCTCTCGCCGGCGTCGGCACCGGCTACTACGCCTGGGTCATCTCGGCCTATCGCGACACCGGTTCGCTGGCGGCGATCGACACCTGGCTCGAGGCCCAGTGGGGCCCCATGAATATGAACTATGGCTGGGCCGTCGCCGGCGTCGTCGGTTCTCAGGGCACGCTGGCGACCCTCGGCGACGCCATGAACGACCGCAAGCGCGTGCTCGGGGGCCTGCGCAACTCCTCAGAGCCCGAGCCGATCATGGCCGCCTGCTTCGGTGCGGACCTCGCCTTCGTCTTCGACTTCGCCCGCAGCATCACCGATGTGCAGATATTCGCGCGCGGCCTGACCGGCCGGGCGATGAAGCACCTGACCGGGCCGTGGAAGGAGGACGACGTCTTCTCCAACGAACAGCGCAACCTGCTGCTCTATGACGGCATCTCGCCGCTCGTCGCGAGCGAAGGCCAGGTCCAGATGGAGCGCGTCATCACGACGTTCCAGCGCCGCGCCTCGACCGGCCTGGAAGACATCTCCTATCTCGACATCAACGGCCCCTGCATCGACGCCTGGGTGGTCCAGTACCAGCGCCACTACATCTGGAACACGCATCAGAACGAGTCGCTGGTCGGAGACCAGGAGGACTTTGCCAACGGCCAGTGCCGCCCGAAGGACGCGCGCAAGACCTTCGTCGCCTCCTATCTCGAGGTGAACCGTCGCGGCCGCATCGTCCAGGATGTCGCGTCGTACGAGCAGGCGCTCCTGGTCGAGCTGGCGGCCGATCCGGTCAGGCTGAACGTCCAGCAGAAGATCTACCGCGCCAATCCGCTCTACATCATCGCGACGAAGTCGATCGTCGGCGAGCTTGCGCCCGGCGCCCAGGCCTGACGCCGGCGACGCGACCTTACGCGCGGCCGTTCGGCCGGGCTGAAACCCTCTGACATCGGGAGATCACCACCATGGCCGGCAAGGATTACGGCGTCGTCATCATCAGGGTGCTGTCGGGCCCGCTGGCCGGCCGCACGCTTTCGGCCCTCGGCGAGGTCAAGATCAAGCCCTCGGGCTACAAGATCGGCGGCGAGGTCTCGGTCGATCACCAGGAGCACAACCGCTCCTTCGAGCCGGTGCCGGTCGTCGCCATGTGCGACTTCTCGCGCGGCGATGTCGACTGGGACGCGCTCGCCAACGCCCGTTTCGACATGACCTGGGAGGAGCCGCTCGCCAATCTGATCCACTACATGACGCAGGCCGCGCTGGTCGGCGAGCAGCAGGATTCGATGAAGGACGGAAAGTCCACCGGACATGAAGTCCAGTGCACGAAGCCGAACTACCGCAAGCGGGCGATCTGACATGGCCTGGGTCCTGACGCTGGACAAGCCGCGCGAATGGCCGGCCGGCGCGATGCTCTCCGAGCTGGCGCTGAATGACCCGACGCTCGCCCGCATGCGCGGCCTGCCCGCCATCGAGCAGGTCCGCAACTTCGCCGACGGGTCGAGCACCTATGCGATCGACTGGGCCGCAGTCGAGACCTGGCTCGCCGCCCTGATCGTCGATCCGGTTCAGAAGCCCGTCCTCGGCATGCTGACGCCGGCGGAGGCCGACCGGGCAAAGGATCAGTTGCTGGGTTTTTTCACCTCGGCGGGGGGCGCGAAGCCCAGGAGCGCGCCTCCGACGACCTCCGCTTCGGAGCCGGCCTCCGCGACGATCCGGATCGACTGAGCGTGGTCGAGCTGATGCGCCTGCATGGACGCTGGCTGGCCTGGCGCCTGTCGCAGGCTTTGGGGGTCTAGGGCATGGCGCGGATCTGAATCATGGCGATCGTCAATGAAGCCCGCGCCGTCCTCACGGCCGACGACCGCGCCTCGCATGTGCTGGCCATGGTCGCGCGGAATTTCGACCGGCTCAACCGCGCCGCCGATCGCGTCAACGCCCATGTCGGCAATCCCCGCGCCCAGCAGAAGATGCAGGAGGCGACCGCCCGCACGGCCGTGCTGACGGCCGGCATGGGCGCTGCGGCTATGCGCGCCGCAGGGCCTCTCGCCGGGCTGCTCACGGTGTATGGCGCGGGCTCCGGCGCGTTTCGGGCCAACAAGGCATTCGCCGATAACGAGCGCTCGATGACGCGCATCGCCGTCACGGCCGACGCGTCGATGGAGGCGCAAGGACTAGCGTGGACCCAGCTCCAGGCGCTGGCCCGGCAGACCGCGCAGCCGGTCGCAAAGGTTCGTGAAGGCCTCGACGCGCTCGTCGCCTCCGGCCGCAGCCTGCCGGAAGCGATGGCGTTCCTGCCGGCCGTGGCACAGACGGCGCAGGCCTCCGGAGCCGAGGTTTCCGACATCGCCAAGACGGCCGACGCGGTCGGCGAGAGCTTCAAGATCTCCGGCGACAAGATGCAGAACGCCTTCGACATCATGGCGGCGGGTGGCAAGGCCGGCAAGTTCGAGCTCAAGGACATGGCGCGCTACCTCCCGAGCCTCGGCCCGGCGACGGCGGCGCTGGGCTTCAAGGGCGAGAAGGGGCTCGCCGACCTCGTCGCGCTGCTGCAGACCATGCGCAAGGGCACGGGCACGGCCGAGGAAGCCGTCGCGTCGATGAGCAACATCCTCAACAAGATGGAGTCCGACAAGACGACGAAGGAGTTCAAGAAGCTCGGCGTCGATTCGGAGGAGGCGTTCAAGAAGGCGCGCAAGGAAGGCCGCAACCTCGTCGAGGTCTTCGAGGAGCTGCTGCAGAAGGCGACCAAGGGCGACGCGTCCAAGATCGGCGAAATCATCGACGACCAGGAGTTCAAGCGCGGCGCGGTCGCCCTGATGCAGTTCAAGGGCGAGTGGCAGAAGCTTTCCCAGACGATGCAGACAAGCTCCGCCGGCACTGTCGCGACCGATCTCGCCCGCGTCACGGCCAACAGCCAGGCGACCTTCGACCGGTTCAAGAATTCCGCCGAGCGTCTGGCCGACACGATCGGAAAGCGCCTCTCGCCCGCCTTCAAGGGTCTCGCCGACAACGCTGCCGCCGCGATGGACGCGATGGATGCGGCGCTGAAGCCTGGCGAAACCGACCAGCAGCGGCTGGAGCGCATCGGCAATGTGCCCCGGACCCGCGCCGAGCAGTCGATCGAGAACGCGCGACTGGCCCAGGAACGCCAGAAGAAACTCGACGATCCGAACTCAGAATATTATGGCATGGTCGATGGCGGCTTCGCCCGCCGCCCGGGCAGTCTCGCGCCGGAGCTTCGCGATGACCGAAAGGCTCCTGCCTCGGTTCGCGTTCCGCGCCACCTCGCCATGATGGAGGCTGCCCGGGCGGCCCGAGCCGCGCGCGCCGCCGACGAAGAGCGGGCCGACTATCTTCAGCGGCAGGCGAGACGAGCAGCATTTATCAAAGGCGAGCGCGCCGAAACGGCGGCATCCGCCGGTATGCCCGGCCGTGCTGACGACACCTACCGCGACGTGGATGCTTTGAGCCGCCGTCGCAACACGCTGCATGATGACGATGTTCGCGCCTCGAGCGACAATATGCTCGTCGGTCATGGCCAAGCGTCACGCGATGCGATGGCCGGTCTGATGAACCTCGCCCAGATCATCCGTGGCGGCAAGATGGCCGAACAGGGCGAGGCGAACGTCTTTGCTCTTGGTGGCGAGCAGGCGAAGCAGCAGGCAACGGCCGTCATCGAGGCGGCGGTGCGCGCGATCGCCGAGCGCCGTTCGCAGGAGACCGGCAAGCCGGTCGACGAAGCCTCGATCGTGGCGACGATGGCGAAGCTGACCGCGCTTGCCGAACGCATCGGCGAGGCCGTGCCTGCCATGGGCCCGAAGGGCCGCATCGAAGGGCTGCCGCAGGCTGCTGAGGCGATTATGAACGGCAAGCTCACGGCCGAGGTGAAGCCGGACCAGATCACCGCGAACGCCAACGTCAACGTGGCGGGCGATATCGGCGTCAAGGTCGAGGCCTCGCCCGACCTCTGGGCCAAGATCGAGCGCAAGATCATCACCTACAGCGCGCCCAACAACCGCGGCATCTCCCTGCCCGGCAAGGAGACGCGCTCGGCCGGCGGCGGGATGGCGCCTTGACGACCCCCGGCGGCTTCCTGCGTCCGGCCGTGTTCCGGACGGCGTCCTTCTTCGCGCGGCGCGACACCAGGGCGTTCCCGCGTTCGCTGCAGGTGGACGAGTATCCGGCGTCCGACCGCTGGAGCATCGTCGATCTCGGCCGCAAGGCGGTGACCTACCGGATCGAGGCGTATGTCGCCGACGAGCAGGATGTCGAGGCGCGCAAGGATGCGCTCGAGGCGGCGCTGTCGGCCCCCGGCCCGGGCCTGCTGATCCTGCCGCAGCGCCGGCCGGTGATGGCCTGGGCGCGCGCGCCCGAGACGAGCTGGGACCAGAAGGAGACCGGCTACTTCACGCTGCGCGTCGAGTTCGTCGAGGACGGCCCGGCGTTCGGCTCCGCGCCCAGCCTGGGCCTGGCCGAGCGCGTGCTGGTCGATGCGATGGGCCGGATCGCCGGGCTGGGGCTGGCGGCCGCCAGCCGCCTCGCCAGCCGCTCGGCCGGCGATACAGGGCTGGCGAGTTACGAGGCCGCCGCCTTCACCCGCGAGGCTGCCTCGCGCCTCGCCGGCTTCAAGGCCGATGCCCTGGCGCTGAGCGCCGAGGACGAGGTCGTGGAGGCGGTGCAGACGGCGGTCGGATTCGCCGGCCAGGCCGATATCGCCGAGGCCCTGTCCGTCATCGGCGAGGCCGGCCTGACAGCGCTCG